TCAAGATCGGTAGAGGGTGCCGATCCGATCACATTTGCGGGATCATTGATCTGGACGCTGCCCGTCATGACGCCGCCGCCCAGAGGCAACTTGGCCTGCGCAGCATCATAGGCAGTCTTGACCGCAGTTGCCGATGCAGCCGTCGCCGAGTCGGTAAGATTGACCCGATCCGTCAGCTTTATTTTTTGCGCAAGTATGAGTGCGGATATGGCGGCGGCAAGCTGCGTGTTATCGGACTTGTCCGGTACTATCCCCGCCGCCGAAAGCGTGCTTACGATTTCTTCTTGGACGGCATTCAGCCAGTCCGCCGAAACGACGGTCGCAGGGGTTGGGGCAAGCGGATCGCCTTCGGTGAAAAGGCCGTCAGAAGTTGCCGTTGAAGTGTCGATGCGATGCATTGAAGCCTCCTCGCGCGCCGTAAGCGAACAGGGCCACGGCGTGCGCTGGTTTGTACTTGTTGATGACGCATTCAAGCGGCCCTTCGCCCCAATGCGCAAGCGGCTCCCCGGCGACCGAGCGTCCGGCACAGAACCGCCGCGCGATTTCGCCTGCGGCGTGGACGGTGAAAGCGTAGAGCCATGCGCCGTTCGTCAGCGCGTCACCGGCGCGGGAACCGGCGACAAATGGGGAAAATTCTGAGATCGTGACGTCGTACCCGGCGAGGGTAGCGTATTGGACGAGCCAGCCGATCGAAATACCTGCGCGCTCACGCAGGGCCAGCGCGATGAAGCCGAGTCGATCCTGATAAAGGGAACCGTCCTGCAAGCAAGCGTCAGGCAGGCTGTAGACGCGCTCATAGTCTTCGAGCCACTCCTGATATGTGAATGGCCGGAGCGCGCCGACGGCGTGCGGCGCGTCGGCAAGCACGCGATCAAGCTCCTTTCCTTCCATGTCGACTGATACGCCAAGGCGCGCGCCGTTCGGATCGTAGCTGGTAGGCGGCAAAAGCCGCCGCAAAAGGGTTGCGTGCCCCATTACACCGCCTCCAGCGTCACGGTACCGCAACGAGGCCACTGGATCGCCGTGGGCACAACCGTTGATACGGGCAGAACAACGGCAACGTCGGCGACGCCGGGCACGGCTGAAACGGCGGCGATCAGCACGGAAAGATAGATATGGGAGCCGGGCTGACAGTCCGCAAATGTGGCCTGCACGGCTTCGCGAACCGGGGCCGTGAGCGTTTGAAGCGTGTAGCCCGTGGCGGGCAAGATTTTGAGCGTCACGTCCACGGTGAGCGCCACAGCCGCGATCACGGTCGACGCCTTTGCCGTGCAGGGACGCTGCTCGTCGATATACGCCTGCGCCGCCTGCACAACTTCATCAGAAGCGATGACGCCGTCGCCAGTAATAACAATGTCGACGGTCCCGGCTCCTTGGCGGAGCGGGTAAACATACGCTTCGCCCACGCCCGCTACGGATTTCGCCCACCGGCGATAGTCGGCGGCATTTCCGCCGCCGGGAGGGTTTTGCATGTAGTCAAGCAGCCGGGACAAAAGCGAGGCGTCACTTTCCGCGTCCGCGCCGCCCGTGATTGTCGCCGTGCCGACGGCTTCAATCCCGGTAGGCGGCTGCATAAGCGTCACCGTGTCGCCGATCAGATCGGGCACGGCTCCGGCGGTGGCGGCGGCACAGGCTACGGTCACGGTCCCCTCACCGCCGACGGTCCCGTCAGCCGTGGTCTGGTATAGGGTGCCTGCGGCGCTTTTCAGGCTTGCCCCTGACGGCAAAATAACGCCCGGCGTGCCGGTAAACGTCGCGGTTCCCGAGGCCGCAACGGCCACTTTGCGGACAATGCCGCGCAAGGCGGCGTGCGCCTCCAGATACTCAGTATCGGCGGTATCCGGCAAAAGCTGGCGGGCAAGCCACGACTGGTAATCATAAAGCCCCTCGACCGCCGACGCCGTGCATGAGGAGCGGACAAAAAGATCACTGTCTCCATCCGTTGAAGCTGTCGGATCGAGGTTGCGGGCGTCGCGCAGCATACGCTCGCGGATCGTCGCAAAATCGGGGTTCGTGTACGGCATATCAGCTCACTTTGACCGGGTATGAGTACAAGGAACGGCGGCCCGTCAGGTCGACCACCTCGATATGCAACAGACACCGCCCGTCACACGGCGCATCGGCGGTGACACTGACGGAACGCGCCCGCCCATCCCTGACCAGCGGGGCAAGGGCCTGCTCGGCATACTGTACGGCCAGCTTGCGCACGCGGGGCACGTCTTTTTCGCGCGTCAGCTCATGCAGGCGCGAGCCCAAAGACGGATCGGCCCACCAACCGCCGAGTGGCGTCATCAGGCGCAGGTAGACGGCGTTCGCCAGCGTGACGATGCGTTCGCCTGTGTAATCACCGGAAGAGGGATCAAGAAAAGCGTCCACGGGCCGCTCCTCGCTCGGTTTCATGTCCGGCGGGCAAAGCTCCGCCGGGCCCTCGTTCGTCGCTCAAACGCGCGCACGCGCGCGGACTGCCGTCGGCCATAAAGAAAACGTCCATGCGTTACATGATAGCAAACGCATGGACGCGAGCCAGTTGACGGATGTCAGCGGGAGAAAAGAAGGAAAGGCGGTTACTGCGGCTCGCCGGTGGTGCCGCCGCTGTCGCCTTGGTGTGTATGGTGTGCGGTGGATATGCCCGCAGCCGTCTGATCGCCGGTAGTCGTGATCTCGCCGTCAAGGTGCATATCGCCGGTGATGCGGGCCACGGTGCGCCCGGCGGCGTGGCTGCGGCTGGCGGCCCCGCCGTAGGCAAGGCCGGGCGTCTGGTAGGTGACGCCCGCGTCCGCCTGCACCGTGTAGCTTTTTGTCTGCATCAGCACGTCTTCTTTGGCTTTCACGATAAAGTGATCGCAATCCACCTCGATGATCTTTTCTTTTTTCAAGGTGATTTTCGCGCCCCACTGGTTGTAGACGCACACTTCACCACCGCCGACCTGCACCCGGTACGCGCCGTTTTCCGTCGCCACGATAACGCTGTGCGCCGTCTTGCCGCCCAAGGGCAAAACGATAAGCTCGGAACCCGCCGGGACCCCGGACGTAAAGCCGAATTGCTGGAACAGTTCAGCGGCTTCCAGCTTTTCGCCGTTCAGGGCGTCGCCTTGCGCAAGCTGTACGCCGGGCTTGCCGTTCAGCCCGCCGAGCACGGCCCGGAACGGAAGGCGCACGGCGGCAAGCGCGCGGGCAATGGCATCCTTGATCATCTGCGCGGTGGTCATGTCTCGTCTCCAAAATCCCATGAGCCGGAAAAGGCTTTCCTGCCTTTTTTCCCGCGCTTGCCTTTTTTGCTTGTGTCGGGCAGCCAAACCCCGTCTGGTTTCAAGACAAGCGTGGTTGTTGTGCCGTCCCGCCCGCCGTTGAACGTGCGCCGGGTGAGAAAGTAAACGTGTTCGCCGTCGTTCAAAGTGACGCGCTGGCCCGGCTCCCACAGCTTCCCGTCGCTGGTGCGGTGGCCCCGTACCTTTGCCGTGATCGTGAAGCTGTCCATCACGCCGTCGGCAAGCCGTTTCTTGGCCTTTTTCAGGGCGTCGCCGGGGGAATCGAGACACCCTTCCGAGACGATCAACGGCCTGTACCACTTCACATTGGGGTCCGTGGCCTTGCCCTTCATGGCGTTTTTGCCCTTTTTCTTTTCCGTCCCGGCCCCCTGCGCGAGGACCGTCACTTCTGAATAACGGCGCTCACAGCCCTTATCGATCTCAAGGTCGATCACGTTGTTGCCCTTGCCGTCCAGCCGCATGATCAGGGCCGCGACGGGCGGCGCGGTATAGTCCGGGGCCGCGATCTTGAGGGTCCCGTCCGGGGTGAACCACGGCCACAGGCCGCTTGCTTCGGCGGCCTGCTGGATGACTTCCCACGCCGACATGCCCGGCTCGACCGTCACTTTGACGAAAGCCGCGTCACGCCCGGCGATGTCGAGCTTGGTGATGCCAAGGGGCCGGGCAACGGCGGCGACGGCTTCCGGCAAGGTGATTTCACGGCTGACGAAAATGGGGGCGGAACAGTCAAGCAGTACAGCCGCCCCGTCGCGCCCCCGAATGTTCAGTATGTGCTCGCCCTTGCGGAAGGCATGGCGCACGCGGTCGACGCGCCCGGACATGACAAGCTCGTCCCCGATGCGGATCTGCACTTCGGCCCACGGCTGGAGGTATTCCGGCAACGCCGCTGCGGGCGTGCCCAAAGACACGCTCCAGCCGTCCGCCGGTGTAAAGAAATCGGAATCAATGCTGTATTTTAACCAATCGGCGTGGACGTGCCCGGCTATATGCAGCGTCACGCGATCGGCGTCAGTCGGCGTAGACATGGAGGGCCTGCCCCTTGGCTATGAAGTTCGGGTTGCGGATCTGCGGGTTCAGCCGGACGATTTCCGTTGCGCGGGCAAAGTCGCCGTACAGTTTATGAGCAAGCAGATGCGCGTTGCATTCCGTCTCGACGACGTGCTCGACAAGCGGAGGGCGCGTCTCCAAAACCTTCGCGCCCAACGTCTGCACGGCGTCGGCAATGGTACGCAAGGATTCAGAGGCCGCGTAGTCCGTTTCCGGATCGGCCACGGCCCGGACCCAGTCAATGGAATCCTGTACCCGTTCGCGGACATTGCCGACCACGGCCTCGATTTCTTGCGGAGTCATCACCGGATCGTCCAGTTCGTCGGCAAGCATTCCCCCGGTGGCTTCCGCAAGCTGTACGGTCTGCGCCACAGTCGCCGCCATGACGCCTACATCCTCCACCGTCCCCGCGCCGGGGGCCGGGGCGTTCAATAACGGCACAGGCTGTTTTGCCGGAGTCTTTTTGACGGCAAGCACCGGCTCGGCGCGTCCATCCGCGCCGCCGGACACGTAGCCTTGCACGCGGGACGAGACGCCGCCCACGACCGGCTCGCTCTTGACGGTTTCGCCGGTGCGCCCAAGGCGCGGGAAGGAATCGGAAAGCCGCGTCCACGCCGAAAAGGAACCGGACGGATCGACGCCGGACGTGATTTTCGACTGCACGGCCAGCAGATCCGACATGAAGGCTGCGGGATAGTTGACGTATGAAAGCGCGGTTCGGACGACTGATTGCCCCGTGTCGTATATGTCGAGCACGGCGGCCAGCACGTTTTCCACGCGGGCGCGGGCAGCCTGCGCGTGTTCCTGCGCCACGGCGAGTTTGTCACGCACCGTTGAAGCGATGAAAGAAAGCGCGTCGGCAATGCTTGCGTCAAGCGACGCCTGCGCCTGCTCCGCCCCGGCACGCGGAGACTGATAGTCGAAAAAAGGATTGTCGAGACTGGCTTCCACGGCCTCGAAGTCAAGGGCGACGTAATCGGGATCGTCCGCCCGGTGGGGAATGCCCCAACGGATGATCGCAACCTGCACGCTGCCAAAAACAGGATGAATAAGCTCACCCTTGCCCGCTTCTTCAAAAGCCTTGACGAGTGAGGCCACACCAGAAAGGTAGTCTTCGCCCCAGAAAAGTGCCGTGACGCGGATGCGCCGGGCCTTGCGCCCAAGGTCTTCGATCTCGGCCCCGGCCCGGTACGGGTACTCATGCACGACGATAGACTTTTCCCCGTCGTCCTGCACTGATTCGACTTCAAACGTGACGCCCCGGAAAGAGGCGTCGAGAAGTTCGGTTTTCCAGCCCATCAGTTTGACCTGAAATTGTATTCGGTTTGATACTTTTCCATGACTTCCGCGAGCGTCAGACCGTCAACCTCAAGGGCAAGTTTCGCGTTCAGCTCGATCGGCTGACGTTCCTCGGTTTGGGCTTTTGACACGGGATCGCTGTAAATAAGCTTGCCCGCGCCTTCCCCGGCCTCACGCCCCGCCCACCAGCCGAGCAGGCCGCCGATGAGCGCGCCAGCCGTCGTCCCGATCACCGGCACGACGGAACCGGCGGAAGCGCCCGCAGCCGCCCCGGCAAGCGCACCACCAAAACCGCCGTAGGTAGCCATATTCGCCTGATCTTTCTGTTGGCGCGTCAGGTCCGGGTCGTTCTCAGTCTGCCAAATGTCATAGGCGGACATGGCAAACTCGGCCCCAAGAAATCCCTTGCCGAGCGTCCTTGCCCCGGCCTGTACGGTCTCTTTCGCTACCGTCTTCGCCGTGGCGTCTGCAACCGCCTTGCCCCCGGCTTCCAGCGCCGTCCCCTTGAGTATGGCCTTGCCGCCCACATCGGCGGCGGTCTTGGCGAGGGTCGCCTTGCCGCCAGCCTCAACGGCGGTTTTCCCGGCCCCGCCCAAAAGTTTGCCCACGCCGCCGAGCACCTTTCCGCCTCCCCCGCGAAGCATCCGGGAGCCGCCCCACGCCATGCCGACGGCGGCAAATACGCCAAGGGCCGTCGCGGCTTCATAGACAACCGTCGTCAGCCGGGGAAATTCCTGTGCCGCGTCGCGCAAGCCGGTAAGCATGTTGTCGATATGCGGTTTGACTTCGGAAAAGGCGTCGCTGGCGGCAATGTCTTTTTCATTGGCCGCTTGCTGGAGCTGCGCGTCAGTTGTGGAAGCCATGACCTTGTATGAGGCATCAATAGCGCCCTTGGTATTATCAAGCTCGGCCAGTACGTTTTTCTTCGTCTCGCCCTGACTCATTATACCGACAAAACCGAGTCTGGCTTCGCGGTCTTGAAGGATTCGCCCCACGGCGGAGCCTTGCAGAATTTCCTCGGCCTGCTGGAGAAGGGCCTGACGCTCCGGTCCCTTCGCCGTTGCGAGCTGTGTCTTGAGTTTTTTATAGCTTCTATTCGTGTTGACGACACGCTCTTCCACAATACGGACGAATGCCGATACGGGGTCTTCCCCCTCTATTGCCGCTTTTTCCAGCTCCTTCGGCAGATTGACGCCAAAGCCTTCAAGGTTCTTTGCGACGTCGGGAGCCGTCAGCTTGCCGAGCAGGTTGTAGTAGGCGTTGCCCGCCTGATCGCTTGACCCTGTCACTTCCGCTATGGCTTGCAGGTTGGCGAGGTGCTGTTTATAGCCCCCCATCCCCTTCATGCCCTTGCCCTCGGAGAATATCTGGGGCAGCCAGCGGGCTTGATCTTTGAGCTCAAACTGTCCGGCATCACCGGCCCGGAGAGCCATTTCCAACGCTTCTTCCGCTTCGTCGACCTTGAATTGCCCCTGCTTGATCCCTTTAACGAGGATCGCGGCTAGTTCGTTGGGGTCCGCCTGTGCCGCCGTGGCGGTCTTTTGGACAAGCGGCAACAGCCTTCTTGCCGTGGCGTCGTCCAGATCGCCCCTGATCATCGTGCCAAGCGCTCCGGCGGCCTGTTCGCGGCTTCCCCCTCCTTTTCGGACAGCTTCCTTAACGGCTTCGTCAAGGTCTTTCATGCCCGCTATCCGGCCAGCGGTATCACGTTTTCGATAGGTGCTGTTCGCCATTTCGGCGAGCTGCTTTTCATAGGCGATCGGCTTTTGCACCGCCCGGGCCGCCACATACCCGCCCGCCATGAGCCCGGCCCCGACGTCGCGCGCGGTGCCCATAGCGCCGCCCATTTTTGAAAGGGCCGTGCCGGTACGCCGGGCCATCGCTTCCAGACGCCCCATGCTGCGCTCGGCCTTTTCGGCGTCCTGCGCCACGCGCCCAAGCCCGGAGCCGGAACCGCTGACGAAACGCCCTTTGGCGTCCCGCGCCCGATCCGCCGATCGTGCCACCTTGTCGATCGCTGTGGCGGCCTTGTCGGCGGCCTGCGCCGTCCGCTCGTACGCCTGCGCCCCCGCGTCCTTTTTCGTAGCCGCCAGCGCGTCGGCGGCCTTCCCGGCGTTGCGCGCCTTTTTGCTGACGGCGTCAAGCGCTGTCCCGGCCTTTTTGCTGAGATCGTCTTTCAGCGTCAGCCTTGCTTCGACTTCCAGATCGCGGGCCATTGCCTTTCCTCTTTCTTTTCAGTGAGATGTATTTTTTCTTGCCCTTGTCGGGGGTCGGGTAAAAGATCTCAAGGTAGCTGACCGCCTCCGGCCCGGTCATCCTCCGCACGTCGGCGGGGAAAAAACCGTGCCGGACAAGCGCGGCGATGGTCAGGCGGACGTCGGCGAGGCGCTTTTCCCGCCGCTGAGCTTTTTTACAAGCCGATCCTGCGCGTCGGCGAGGATGCCGAACTCGACGCTGGCCAGCTCCGCCAGCCGCTCCGGCGTTATCTCGTCGCCGGGGATGCAGCCGACGGAAAGCAGACAGGCCGCCCACTCGTGCCGCCGGATGCGCGCCGTGCTGGCATACTCGGGCGTGTCTTCAAGCGCGTTCTCGGTGTCCTCAAGCGTGGCAAGCCGCATCTCGAAATCCCGCTGGAACGCTTTGCTCTTCTCGTCCCACAGCCCGATCGCAAATTGCCCTTTAATCGTATCCATGCGCTACTCTTCCTTTTTGTCCTGCGCGAACATTTTGATGTCGCGTTTGGCTTCGTTTTCGGTTTCGTACTGCTCGCCCACTTCCGTCACAACGCACCCGGTATAGGCCGTGCGGCGGTTGCCTTTTACGGGGTAGATGACCACCTTGGCGTCAATGACGTTTTCCCAGTCGATCGTGTCGCCGTCGGCCTCCACCGGGACGGACAGATCAAGGGTGTACTCATAGACGCCGTTGGTGTACCCGGCGATCCGCTGTGTGCGGTTCATGGTTTTGACGGGCTTGCGGCCCGTGTTTGCCGACGGGGAACAAGAAAAGGCTTCAATCTCCCGCCCGTTGACCTCGACGACAACCGCGCCGACATATTCTTCAAGCGCCATATGCGCCTCCTTTTACAGCAAAAGATCGATGCGGCCCGCGAAGACGTGCAGGCCGTTGACGACGTCGGTGGGGATTTTGGCGTCGAGCCGGTTCGCATCCTGAAGATCGCGCTCGACCACCACGCCGTCGGCGTTGGCGTCCACTTCCTCGACGATTTCAAGGCTTTCAAGCCCGCGCAGGACGTCAAGGATTTCCGAGCGCACTTTTGCGGGCGTGCGGGTGGACAATTTCTCGCGCGGGAAGCGCAGGGAAATGCGCTCCCGGATCGCCTTGCGCACATAGTCAAGCGTTCGGATCGTCGTGATGTCCAAAAGCGACACGTCCGCCGTGCCTTCCGCGTTGACGGTGTATGTGCTGATCGCCCGGACGATCTGGACGACATCGCCCGGCCCGGCTTCCAGCGGGGTTACGCCGTTTTTCAGGCAGACCTCTTGCTCGGTGCGGCCCAAGCGCGAGGCCACGGGCGGCACGGTCACGCCCGTGAGTACCAAGGTGTTGAGCGGGCGCGCCGGGTCTTCCTCGCTTGCCAAGACGGCAGCGTAGGCTGCGGCGATCTGTTCGGGCGGCGTGGTGGAACCGGGCAAAAGCGCCCCGGTGATGCGGCCCGAATTGAGCTGGCCTGCAAGCGTGGTTGCGGCTGACAGCGTACCCGTGGAAGCGTAGACGCCGATCGCCCCGCGTTGCTCCATCGGGCCGCCCACATTGTCCAGATGCTCGCGCAGGGCGGCAAGCGGGGCTTGTACCGCCCACGGCACGCAATAGATCGTATAGTCGGCGGCAAAGACGGCGGTCAGCGCTTCGGCAATGTCCGGGTCTTTCTGCCCGCCCGTCATGGCGGTCAACGTCGGCGTGATGCCAGGAACGGTGTTGCTGTACGCAAGAACGATCCCGTTGCCGAGGGTGCCCTTGTTTTTCGCGGCCAGTGTGACGGTGCCCGTGGCGGCCTGCGCCGTGACCGGCAAATCCCTTTCGGCGTTGACTGCGGTTGTAAGGGCCGTCGCCAGAGTCTCGGCGGAATCTTCGGCAGTGGCTACAACGGACACTTCCGTATCCGCAACCGTCAACGTGATGACGCCCTGCGCCGTAGCGTCGCCCGTCAGCTTGAGAGAACCAGAGGCGGCAACGCCCGCGCTGTCGTCGGCAACGGGCAGGACGGACAGATCGACGTAGCCGTAGGCGCGCATGGCAGCCCGGACCATGCGGGCGGCCTGTGAGCCGAACCCGAACAGCTTCCCCGCCGTGTCGGTATCGAAGACCTGCACAGGGACGTTTTCCGTGGCGGTGCCGTCGGCGGTTTTCTGAGCGACGATGAGGACCGTCTGCGGGTTGGTCGCCAGCGTGCGGACGGCCAATTTGGTATTGAACTCAAGGTATTTTCCCGGTTTGCGGATGCTTGCCGGGATATTGTCGAAATTGACGTTTGCGCTAGCCATTGGCGGCCTCCTTGTCATGTGTGTAGGCGCGTTCGGCGGGCAGGACGATCACCAGATCATTGTCCTGCAAACGCCGCAGGTAGTACGGCGTCCCCGGCACTTTGACCGGGCCGGATGACTCTGTGATATACCGGCGCGGGTCATGCTCCATCGGCACGGCGACACCGGGGCGGGCTTTCACGGTAAGCATGTTGTGTCCTTTGGCCGTTCGGCGTCGCGCATCCATACAGCCGGAACCGAGTTCCGTCTGCGCGCTCGCCTCTCTCAAGGCGGGCTACAGTCCGCGCCTGCCGTCGGCTCTGTTGATGTTGAGGGTTACAAGATCAACGGCGCTCGGTTCGTCGGTATTCGGATCAAGCGGCGGTTTCAGCCAGTACCGCAGGGCGAATCCTGACAGCGGCGGGAGGTACGGATCGTCTTTCGCGTGGGCGTCGCCCGGCAGCCGCGTGCCTTCCGGGGGAAGATATGCGCCGGGCGGGGCGTCAAGCGGGCGTTGCCCCGGCTCGCGGACGCGCAGATCGTAAAGTGTGGTCCATTCCTGCATGAGGATTGACATGCTGCACGCGGCCAGCCGTCCGTTAAACAGCGTCCGAGTGCGTCCGGGGCGCAGGTAGTCGACACCGGACAACCCAAAATCATTGAAGCCGATCAGCGCCCGGACGTCTTCGATCATCTGGTAGCTGCCCACCTGCACGGCGTCGCCGTGGCGGGTGGCCCCCTCGTTTTTGAGGCTGCGGGCGGCGACCAGTACGGAGAACGTCGCTTTGACCGTCCAGCGTGTGCGGCCAGTATTGCGCGGATCGGGCGCGGATTCGTCACGGTATGACACCCACACGGCGGGCGTTTGCCGGATGATGCTTTGCGGCTCGCCGTCAAGTTCCCCGCCGTAGGTGCCCAGATACCGCAGGTACGGCAGGCGGGCCGCCCGGATGGTTTCGACAATGGCGGTTTCAATGGTTGCGATCATGTCCAGTCCCTCACCCCCGGCGTAATGCCCACGCCGTCCGTCCCGTCCCCGGCTTCCCCGCCCGCGTCCTGCCCCGGCAGATCGGCAAGCCCCTTCGCAATGCGCAAAAGCCAATCGATCGCCTTTTCATAGCGGCGCAGGATAACCTCGTTTTCCAGCGTGTTGTGCCCGGTGAGCCGATAGCGGGCGATGTCGCCGACGCAGTTGGTCAAAATGGGCGGCACGGGACTGATCGGCGTCGGATAGCGGGCGGACAGATAGCTGTCCGCCTCGCTTGACGCCCACTCGATCGCCGCCGTGACGCGGGCTTCGTCAAGCTCGCCGTCCGCCCCGGCGGCGAGGATGAGCATTTCATCCTCACCGAACAGGGCGACAAGCTGATCCGGGGTGGCGTAGGCGGTTACGCCAGCCACGGCGAGACTACGATGGTTGCCGCGTCGAACCAGATATTCGACGCGCCCATGTCGTCGCGCTCGGCGACAAGGATTTTCCGGGCGTCGGCTTGCAGCGTGGGCGGAACGACAAGCAGCGTCCCGGCCTTGCCGCCGAAGCCGAGGCCGAGGGGCCGCCCGCCGTCGGCCTTGAAGCCTTGCATGGTAGCCAATGCAAGCTCGAAGTTGTCGGCGGTGAGATCGTCAGTGCAGCACACGGCCTGCTGCCAGAAGCCATACCCGCCGTTGCAGCGGTAACGGATGCCGTAGGGGATTTTGTCCTTCATGAAGACGGTATCGTTGTCCGGGTTCGTGATGACCTGCAATTCCGGCGTGGTGCGCTCCTGAAAGATAAAAGGCTTCAGAGGGCGGGACACGTCAAGCAGGTACCATGCCGTTTTGTCTGTAACGACGCTTTCGACAGCCGCAGGCCGGAGAAGGTTCGAGGCGTTCACAACCGACCCCGTGCCGTCGACGTTGGGATAGACGGGATGATCTGCGGCGAAGAACTTCTTGCCGTCGTAACAATCCGTGGTTCTCCCGGCGGCCAGAAGCCCGAAGACGATCTCGTCCGGGTGGGTGGCAGCCGCATAGCCCATTTCAGAGAACAGGGGCGAGTAGACACCAAGTTCGTCGTCTTCAAAGGCCGTACGGGGAATGTCCACCGTGGCCTCATAGAGCTTGTTCGTCACGGCGTAGCCGTGCTCCTTGATGCTCTTAAAGACGCGATCGCCCGTCCATTCCCGCAGTTTCGGGAATTGGCCGAGCCAGCCGTAGGTATTGGAACTGTTGCCCGACGGCACGCGCGTCGCAACGCTGGCCCATTGCGTCGGCGCTTTCGCCAAGGCTTCCTGAAAGGCTTTCGAGTAGCCGGTGCGCAGGGTTTGGATAAGGCTTGAAGTTACGATTGCCATTTACTTTTTCTCCATTTTCTTGACTTCGAGAAATTCCGCTTCGGTCATGCCGAGCTGTGCGCAGGCGTACCGCTCCTCATCCGTCAGGGCGGCGACATGCGGTGTTCCGGCGGGAGAGGTGCCCCCGGTTTGGGTGGACGTCAGAGCGGCGATGGGGGGAACGGAAGACGCGATATAGCTTTTGACGGCGTCCGGGTGCGTCTTCGCGGTGGCCTTCGCCCACGCTTCACAAGACTTCGGCAAACGTCCGTCGGCAAGGGCCGCGTCAATCTCTGCGGTGAGCGCGGCGAGAGCGCCGTTGCCTTCCAGCTCCTTGACCTTTGCGGCCAGCGCCGCGGTCTTTTCCTGTGCGGCGGTGAGTATGGCGGCAGGGACATACCTGGAGGGATCGGGGATGGCTTCCTTGGCGGCGGTAAGCATGGCTGTCAACGTCTGCCCGTCGCCCTGCGCCTTGAGCGCGGCAAGGGCGGCGTCTTCGTCGGCGTCGGCGGCAAGGCCGAAGAATTGCCGGAGCGCCTCAAGCGTTTCTTTCTTCATAGGTGAATCGTCCTCTGTCCGCGCGGCGACGGCTGACATGCCGTCAAGGGCGGGGTAGTTTGTCAGGGCCGCGCTTTTCAATTCAAGCACGGCCCCGGTTTTGGGATCAAAGGTGAAAACGGGCGAAATGTAGCGGTACTCGTCCGCCTGGATGAAGGCGCGGGCGGCGTCCGTCCATTTGACCGTGGCGTAGAGGCCGTCCGCCCCCACTTCCAGCGACTCGATCCAGCCCGCCGCCGGAGCGGGCTTGCCGTTCTCCGTGGCGTGGATTGTCTGGTGCTCGTAGTCCACCACAAGCGGCGTCTCGCGCTGTTGCCAGCGGGCAATCACAGCGGCGGCAAGGGCGGCGTCGAGTTTCCATGCATTGACCTTGACGCCCTTGAGCGTGCCGGGCCTTCCGTCGCGGGCGGAAAACTCGCCCATCGGAAAAAGCTGGATACGTCCGGGCGCGGGGCCGCCCGCATCGGTCAAGACACGGGCGGCGATGGAGGAGGTGTATGCTGTGCTCATGGCGTCAGAGTAGCAGGACGCGGGATGCGCGCCAGTTGACGC